CTACAATATGATTGTATAACTTAAACATATTTATAATCTGTGCCTTCGAGACATTAGAAAAATACGACATTACTTCTTTTTGCTTTTGTCGCTTACCTTCTTTGCCTTTTTCAGTTTTTAATTTATCAATCTCTTTTTGATAATAATCATAAATCCAGTCAACCATTTGAGTAACAAATGTTGTGGGATTCTTAATCGGTTCTCCAACACGAACCTTTGAGTTAATAAATGCTTTAACACGAATTAACAATTCTTCGTTTTCAGAAATGCCGTTAAGAGTCTTTGCTTCAACTTGATTGAACAATTTACCAGCAGCGGATAAAATTGCTGTTACAGCCTTTGTCTCATCTTCGTTAAAAGTTGCTGTTCCAGAGGCATCTTTATACATCGCATCTACTGACCAGACTTCTTTTGATTTGGAGAGATTCGATGCAATCTCCTTTCCAAAACTTGCAGACATTGATTCAAAGTCGTTTCCTCGGTATGTAGTGTGCCAAACCACACCGATCTCGGATCCGAGGATTTGTTTAGCGAGGTCGCTATCTTTTGGTATCGCATAAACAATCGTATTAGGATGGAAAGTAATATGCGGTTTGCCGTCAAGACGAGCCGTCTTGATATCGTCTTTCGAATAGAGGAAATCACCTTGTACCACTCCTTCAATTCCTAGCGCAGGTAAATGCTTTAGCGCTAATTTCATTTTCTTGTTCAAATCCGGACTATCGATATCAGCATCAATGTCCGCATCACTCTTATATATTTTAGGATTCTTATTAAAAATGCCTTTCTTGGCAACAAAGAATTTCCCGTCTCGAGGATCTTTACCTGCAAACACAGCAGGTGCACCATCCCATTTTACTGTTACAGTAACAGAACGCTTTGAATGTCCTGCAAGCATATCCCGCAGTGCTCTTAGATAATTAATAGCCTCTCTTGTGCCAGCAACACCCCCATTGAGGACAATATCCTCGAGGTGTTCCATGTGAACATTTTTTTCTTCTTTTAAATAATTACTCAGACTTAAAGGCATCGGATTTCTCGCATTTACATTCCATACAGACATCATTAGCACAAGTCGGGCATTCGCCTTCTTTACAATGGCAATCGCATTTACAATTCGAACATGTGTAATTTTCGTCTGTCATTAATCTTCCTTTTTCCATATGGTCCACAGGCCATAAAGGACTGCAACACCACCCGCAATTTTAGCTAGACCTGAAGCGAATATCGCCAGTAGTCCCATCACTACTAGACCCGCTCCGTCCCAAGTCGTTCTCTCGGTCATTCTTTTCTTTATCCAACTTACCATTATTATTCTCCTTTTTATATTCCTCTGGAACAGTGCCGTAACCTACAACACGGTCCCATTGTCTTTGAGTATATCCATTCACGCTTCTGTTCCACCGAATAGTTTATCAATTGCTTTTTCGTCAACACAAAAAACTTTATCAACGGGCCTAAAAGGATATACCTCTGCCATATGATCTTTAAGTGCTCGGTTCGTATCTTTTAAACCTACATACATTATACATTCTTCCGCACTCGAGAAAGAAGGGCTTTTCAAGTGATAGTATTCTTGAAAAGTTTCATTAGGGCCTTGCATCATCAAGAAAAGAACAAACCATTTCATGTGTTTACCTTACTTTGAATTTTGTGTCGTTGGGGTATTCCCCTGCTTTCGAATTTCTCATCTCTATAGTGTATTTCATATATTTATTTTCTGCTAAAATGGTAATCTGCTTAGATTTCTTACTAGGATACTTAATGTCAGTCACCTTAATATCGTTTGTTAGGGTGCTTAATTTTGCTCTATCTATCCAAAATACTTTCCAGCCCATTCTTTCCTTTTTAACATAGAAGTAATTCATACCCCAAGCACGCTCAAAAATAGGAACTAGATTCTTTGAATTGAATGTCTGTTTAGGATATTCAGATGTTCTCTCTGCAGGAGGATTTCTTCTTTCATCAAATCCTTTTTGCACCTTATTCAAGTCGACTCCAAAAGCCTGTAAAAAAGCAGCACCTTCTGAGTTGGGTTGCAGTTCGCCTTCCCCATTAAACAAAGATGCTGCTCCAGAATATGAACTGAATGTTAATCCGTTTATGTCTTTAAGTGAGATAAACCAGTTGCCGCCTGTAGAATCGGTTAGAACAATGTCTCCGATGATAGCGCCTAACTTCTCAATCGCTACCCCCTCTTTCTTTGTAGATCCTTTTCTCTGAGCAACCTTTACTATATCAACATCAGCAAACTCTGAATTAGCGTCATTCATTTGCTTAATCAGTTTTGCGAACTCGGTATCCTGTCTAGTATTAAAATATTGTTTAAGGTTATCTACAGTAGAGGTTTCAAAATTTTCGCCTTTATTTGCTCCACGAGCAATAACTAGGTCAACTTTATAATCGTCAATCGAGAAACTGAAACTAGGAAATTTTGAACTATTAGGACTTATTTCGTTATAGATAACCTGTGATATGCCACTTGTAAATCTTAATTGTTCTCTAAGGAAAGGGATAACTAGGTCTGAGGTGTCTCTATTTTTGTCTATCAATTGTAACCGATACATCCGTACCGATTTATCGTTCCTACCTGGTTGACCTTTAGGGTACCTGGAAGCAACTTCAAAATTTTTTGCTTTGACTAGTTCGTTTATATCTTGACCGAACTTTTCATAAAATTCTATTTGGTCCATATCTCATACCTTTTACTTGTATGAGTATTTATAGCTCTCTCTTTATAATCATATCTTCGGCTCTACCTAAAAAGACATTTAGGAATAGTTCGCCTTCTTTGCTGCCAAAAACATTATTTTGCCATAGGTAAAACATAAAATCTTCTTCTAGGGAATTTTCCATCAAACACTGTCGAACATCGTAACCAAATCCTTCAAAGTCCCATTGCAATGCTTTTGCCATGGAAACATCATACTCTTTCATCATCCCAGTTATACGCCAGCCAAATATACTCAAAGCAACCCTTTGATTTTTGTCTTTCAACTCGGATTGCTTCTTTAATTTATCAAAATAGTCTTTTACCCATTTTTCGTTGATAGTATTCTCCTTATAAGGAAGTATAAAACTATTTATATTTACAGGTAATCAGACCAAAAATCATTCCATACTCCTGTAGCGAAGTACCGAATATCATAATCGTTCATCTCTGCCTTCAATCCCGCATTAGACATACATTTGTCTAAGAACTCCTCGAAGCAATCAGAGTTAGTAACTTGCTCTTCCGCAATATAGTCATAGAAAATTTCTTCCATGTCCATTACCATGCCTTTAACTGCACCCATTTGATTCTTCCTCTATAGTTACTGTGTATTTTTTACCATTAATGTCTTCAACATTAATAACCTTCTTTGTCGAAACAAAATAACCTTCCGTGGGGTGTAGATCCATTTTGATAGGACCTGCATCTTTAAGGAAGGTTCCGGGATAAGTAATATCCTTTATCAAAGCGTCTGATATAACAGACGCAATGTAATCACAAAACGCTAGGTTCATACCATCTCCTTAAAACCAAAGCTGGCAACACGATACTTCTTAGTACCAAACAACATTTGATCCATCATGGAAGTTGAGCGCAGGCCATAAACTTTACCGTCTTTACCTACTGGCAATTCTGCCATCACAGTCACATCTTCTGAGTAATCACCGTTTTCATGGATCTTACCGTCCCACTCAATCTGTGGGCCTTTTGACCAAGAACCTTCGATGTTTTGAGTGCGGCGATAAGCATACTCGAGAGCTTCCATAACTTCCATATCTTCTGGAACATTTACGAAAGCAACAGTACGAGGAGTTTCTTCAAACGCAGAGTGGATAACAGCAACTTGCATAGTCATAATATATTCTCCTAATTAAGAAAGGTCAGCGTTGGCAGCGGTTGTTCCCCAGAAAGCTATAAGTGCTCCAGGAATACCTAAACCGAGCGACAACATAATGAAGTCAGCAGTAGGAAGCGTATCGTTAACGCTACCAGCACAAATCAAAAGTGCCATACCTAGAAAAATTCGAATAGTGCCTTTCATTTCATTCCCCTTTCAATATCAACATATACATATTAACACAGTTAGAAACTATGTCAAGCACTTTTTGCAAATAATTTTGACATATTTTCAAACACTACATTGAAAGCAGAACATTCATAGCCCCAATGGTCAAAGAAGTCGTCATCATCACCGTAGACCATTTCGTCTTGTTCACCGCTGTAATAGCGATTCTGGTCAGCAATGTAACCGTCCCAAACCTTGTTCATAGACTCCATGCCAGCCAATAAGTCGCCTTTAGCACGGTTTTTGATTGTCTCGACTGCTTTGTCGAAAGTCATTTCAACTTGGTAGAATTCTGGAATGCGGAACATATCTTATCTCCTGTTTTTCAATCTATACATGTATTATAGCAAAACTAGAGTAAATGTCAACAAGTATTTTTCAATCTTAAACGATTTTTTCATAGCCTGTGACTATCAATCCACGGGCTTCCATCACCTTTAAAGTGTGATCTAACCTGGATTCATCGACAATCCAATGCCCAGATTTACCGGAAGCGTCTTTGTAGAAAACAAAAACTTTCAAATCTGCGCTCCTTCGCATCCTGTAATACTGTGCATTTTCAGAAGAATTCCGGTCACTTCGTCTTCTGTTAAGAAACCTTTAACAGAATCATCGGGATCTGTTACACCTTCTACTTCTGTTAAGCATCCGTTTTTAAACACCCCAATCTCATAGAGACCTTCTGTGCCCCCATAAGAAAACTCTGTTTGGATAATTGACAATTCATAGTTTCCAAACTCAACTATCGATTGAATCCCACCATTACGAGGATAAAATTCTAAGTCTGAGAATCTCATTCTACCACTCCTTATAAAATCCGTAATATTCGTTTTCTTCGTAACCAATCATATACTGCTCGATTTCTTCAGCAGTCATTTGCTCTTTTTCGATACGATCTGTGAAACCAGTACCGCCCACATAATAGTGAGGATTAGCTCCTCTACGATAGTAGGAATCTGCAGAGCCACGGTCGTAAGGACCACCGTGCCGTACATTAACCTTTATCCCTTTAATGTACTTATATTCATCGACCATTACGCAGCCTCCATTGCTGCTGTACGCTCATTGAGAGAGGCGAGAGGACCCGCTAGGTACTTCTCCATGGAATATGGTAGACCCAAGCAGTAACAACAGTAGCCTGCATCATACTCGCCTGTATGACCCGAACCTTCAAGGATGTATTCAATCGCTGTGGCACGGGAAGCGTTGCAAATGTCCATAACATTACGAACATTAGCACGGAAGTCACGGACAGCATCCGCTTGCAATTTACGCTCATAGGCGTATTGTGCCTTAGCAGCCTCATCAATCCGGATAGCCTCCTTCTCGAGTTCCTCATAACTCATCTGGTCAAAGTCATAGAAACGACCTTTGACACCATAAGCATCTTTATGGCGATAGTAGATGAAGTCAGCGAGTTCTTCACGGGTTGGGATGATTGCTTCAGACATATCTTTCTCCTTAGTGTGTTGCTGTCTATGTATTATACAATTAAGCATCGATGCTATCAACCATTTTATTAGCCGCTTCACACATTTCCCGCAAGAACCGTTGCTGTTCTGCCACACTCAATGAGAGGAACATCTGAGCAGCCATGCTCTCAAAATAGCCTGCGGCGTATGCATGTGAGCCATATACTCCACGACTAGCGTCTGCGAAGTCTTTTGCGTATTCTTTAAAGTCCTGCATTGTCTGCTCCTTAGTCCAAACGACAACTTGAGTAGGCATCAAAACCTGCACTTCGTAAAATGTCAGCAAAGATTTGAGCACCGACATATTTAGCGTCCATGTCTTGAGTGATGTTTCCAGAAGGATTCCAAAGGCTCAAACCAGGACCATCATAGCGCTTCTTGAAACCATAAGTTTTCAGAAAATCCGCTTTCTTGCCACGAGCGCCTTTAACAACAACCCAGGCAAATCCACAACCGAATGGATTCTCTCCATTCTGTTCGATGTAATTAGCAGTTGCTTCAGCAGCACTTTTCAAACCAAATTCAATGACATTCATTATACATTCTCCTTTGCAAAGATTCCGATAGGGCTGCCGTTCACAGAGCGCCAACCCTGCTCACGGATCTCCTCGACAGTTTCAACAGCGCCGTCTTCGTACATGACGGTGTAGGTGCCGTTAGAATTGATCTTTACGATCTCACCTTCAACTGTTGGGAACATTGCGCCGTAGTTGGCGTAAACACGAGTACCTACTTCAATCATTTTCATACCTCTTTCGTTCATCATGTGTATATAATAGCACATCTACAGAAAATGTCAATACCCAAACGCAAAAAACCAACATTTTTATATGCTGGTTTTTCAAGTGGTTACGATTTTTTTGAAAAAAAATTTAAATTTCTATAATCTGAGCGATGTTTTTGCCCCCAAATCCGAAACTATTGTTGAGTATTCTGATAGGTCCATCTCGCTTTATTACAGTATTTTCTTTGACTAGTATACCATACGGATCTTCAAACTCTCTTGTGTTGGCAATCCCAGGAATGACTTTATTTTTAATCGCCAACATAGAATAGATTGTTTCTAGGGTGCCTGAAGCAGCTAGTGTATGACCAATCATCGATTTAGGAGCAAAGATAGGAACCATACCTGCAACATCAAAAATAGACTCATACTCAACTGGATCGCCTGCAGGTGTTGATGTAGCATGTCCACAAACTGCATCTGGAACCACATTACCAGCATTTTCAATTGCTTTTCGCATAGCAGCCTTTTCACCGTGTCCATCCATAGCAGGAGATGTCATATCTACAGCGTCATTTGTTTTACCTGCAGGATATAATTTTGCATGAACTGTTGAGCCATACTCTGCAAGTTTTTGTGCTGATTGTAGAATAAGAATTCCTGCACCTTCACCCATCACAAATCCTTTTCTATTTTTATCAAAAGGAATGGATTCATTTGCAAGTGCGCCTACTTGATGAAAATATTTCATAGACATACTATTACATCCAGCATCTGTTCCGCCAACAATCACATAGTCATATTCATCAGCAAGATACATTCCATAATCAACTGCGGTTAATCCGCTAGAACAACTGCTGAGTGTGGAAGCAGTATGTCCATGAAATTTGTAGTAAGAACTAACATGACTACCTGCCATGTCTAAAATACGATTGACGAGCCGTCTAGGAACAACTTTTTTATTATCAATAATCCTAGTCATCAATATAGGCCCATCTTCAATATCATTAGATACTGTGCTAATGATAACTGCGACATTATGCGAGTGCGGAAGACCTGACATTTTAAGTGCTTGGTCAACAGCATGCATAGTCATCTTTTGAGCAACAGTCATATGATGCGACAGTTTTTCTGGATAGTCATCTGGAATATGGATACCTTGTCTATTGACTTGGTATCCTCGCCTAATCCTATGGTCCTCATCGACTAGTTCCTGCACATCAGAACTAAAATCCTTCATAGATAACATGTTTTCGAAACAATCATTAGGATTGTTCCCTAGGGCATCAATCATTCCATACCCTACAACATAACAAGGATTCTGCATTAAAACTCCATCTTTTTAGGCTTCATATCCATAAAAACTTCCTTTACAAAAGAGAAAGGAGCACCAGACAACTTTTGTGCAACAAACAATACATGGTCAGTATCATATGTGTCTCGAGCGCATTCTAGGATTTTTGCTTCTTCAATTGCTTCTACAATAGTTTCTTTAACAGTCATCATAGCTCAAGGCCCTCTTTTTTCAGTTTACGAACAAAATTACGAAGCATCTTCTTGTCTAAATCGTAAGCCTCGATTTCCCAAGGCTGGTTTTTGTACTCATCGTAGTTAGGTTTACCCAACCAACGATTAGGCTTACGACCTTCACCAGAAACTAATCTACCTGTAGCATACTGATTAACATGTACTAGTTCATGTAGCAGAGTGTGTATCATCTGTCTCGGAGTCTGACTATTATCGATAGTGATTTCATATTCACCATCATCTGCATCCATAGCAAACCCAACTTCAACACCATCTATCTTCTCGAACTCAATAGTCAAATCAATATCAAAAGGCATCCGCAGATATTCTTCTGCATAGTCCAATGCTTTTAGCAAGATTGCTTTCTTTAGTTTTTTAGGTTTTTTAACAATTGCTAGGTACATCTCAACCTCAGTTATCAATCAATACAGTAATTATATTTGAAAAAAGTTGGTTTGTCAACCGGTTTGGCAAATATTTATTATATAAATAATGATGCATGGGTGCGTGTGAATGTGTTCAACTACACAAGAGGCAAGTGTGATAAGAAAGTCTTATACAACAACAAGGAATAGTCGAGGTCGCCTTCTAAAGGCCGGTGGGGTTCCGCTCGACCACGCAGGGTGCTAAAGGCGCTAATTGGGAAACTGATTAGCGCCTTTTCTTTATGTGAAATCTGCAAACGACTTCGACTTCTTCCTTGTGACATTAAACTCTTGCTCCATTCTAGCACCAACGGCAGAATCATCAAATACTGGACTATCATTGACAAGTGTTTGAGCAGAATCTTCTACATCAAACAATCTCATCTTAGATCTATCAATACCCACAACGAACCGCTTTAGCGTATTCAAATCACCCCAACGATTCTTCAACTGCTTAATCATAAGTTGACCTAATAACTCAAGTTCCTCGGTTGAGATTAGACCTATCATTAAGTCAGCGGTTGCAGGCAATCCAAATGATTCTGATGTATCTTCTAACCCAATATCCGAACTACTGTAACCAGATCGTGTTGTCTGTGTAGCAGTCATAATAGGCACATTCATTTCAACTGCTAATCCTCGCAACTCCTCAGCAATCGCTTTAATAAGAGTATATGAGTTGACATTAGCGCCCATACGAATACGACTAGACATACAGATGTTTAGATAATCAATGTAGATTACATCTGGATGAAAATTACGCTTCAATCGTAGTTCGTTAATCAAATGTCTAAAATGTGCTGAACCTGCAGATGCTGTAGGATATTCTTTGATAATCAACTTGCCGTGTGTCTTGCCTTGTACACGACCAATCTTCTTATCGTAAACATCTTTAGGCATCTCTTTAAGATCATCTAATGTCACATCAAGAAGGTTAGCATCAATACGCTCAGCAATTCGTTCTTCTGCCATCTCCATAGTGATATAAAGGACATTCAGACCTTGCATAAGGTTCGCTGCCGCACAATGAGTCATAAACAATGTCTTACCTACACCTGTACCTGCCAATGCAACAGACAAGGATTTACGACTTAATCCACCCTTTGTGATTTTATTTAGCAACTCAAGATCGAATGGAACCTTATCTTCTTTTGTATGGTAAAACTTGTATCGTTCATCTGTATTCTCAAGGAAGTCGTGTCCAATATTAGTATCAAATGATACACCGAGTGCCTCAGAAAGCATCTCGGGTATTGAACCTTTGTCCTTTGTCTTATGATTACCATCTAAAACAAGAATGGATTCTCGCACTGCATTATACACTGCTTTATCTTGACAAAACTTTTCTGTCTTATCGATTAACCAATCTATGTCTGTTTTTGGATCGTATTCTAGTTCACCAATGAGAGTGGTTATTGTTTTGAACTGATCTTCATTGACGCTTGTTTTCTCATCAACACCTAAGATGATAGCATCTTTTGTGGGCAAAGAATTATATTCATCAATAAAGTTACGAATAGTTTCATAAACAGTTCTTTCTGATAAGTCATCAAAGTATTCTGACTTTAGAAACGGGATGACTTTTCGAGTGTAGTCTTCATTGTAAACCAATCCGGATAAGATTGTTTTTTCAATCATTCTTCTGTTACATCCTCAACAATTTGTTCCTCTGCTTGTGTTTCTTCACTCATAAGAGGTTTACCCCCTACAGAAAATCTATCTTTCACTGCAGATGCAAAATTCGTCTTTTCAATCATCATCTTCCAAAACTCACCACTATCATTGATTTGTTTTGCTCGCATAAGATTTTCTGTTAAAACTTCACCTGTCTCAACATCAACTGCTTCATACCAACCAACCTTTGGTTTCCGCAGATATCCCAATTCTTCTGCAACATCCATCAGGCCTGACCATTTCTGGATACCGCCTTCGAATGTTACTGTGATAGGCAACTTAGATTTCTCACGGACATGTCTTGATTTTTCAATGTTGATAACGAAGTGATAACCTTCGATTTCTGTGCCAGTTTTCTCTTGTTGCCGTCCGATAATCCAGATTGCATCTGCTGAATAGTATGCACCTGTACCACCTGATACAACATCTTTAGGGAACATACCGATTTCTTTATATGTGTGGTTAACACATACCATAGGAATGTCTTTAAGGTTCAGGTGCGGTGTAACGATACGGAACAATGACTTCAACTGTTTCGCTCGAGACATATCTGCAACTGACTTCTCATTCATTGCGTCTTCGACTTCTTTCTTCGAAGCCAAGTTACCAATAGAGTCAATAACAATGACAACTCGGTCACCTTTCTCGATTGCGTCTAGCTGCTTTGTAATATCAAACTTCAATTGCTCAACATCGGTTACAGGTGTATGAACTACACGATTTAGATCAACGCCAAACGACTCGAAGTATGATTGAGGTGTTCCGAACTCAGAGTCATAGAACAACACAACTGCATCATCATACTTCTTTTGATATGCTGCTGCCATAAGCAGAGCAAATGCAGATTTAAAATGTTTAGAAGGACCTGCCAACATCAATAGGCCAGGAACTAACCCACCATCAAGACGACCGGACAATGCAACATTCACCATAGGAACAGGCGTAGGTGCCATATCCTTCTTACCAAACACCTTGCTGTCCATAATAGGCGCAGTCATTTTAATGGTGCTATTTTTGGTTAGCTTCTCAATTAACGACATAATATTCTCCTTATGATACTAATTCGGCACGGAATTGATTTTTACCGTAACCACTATATGCACTGGAACCGCCATGTGTCATATATGCACGGTCAATAGCGCTGTCTGCTGTCAACGCTCGCAGAGTACAAACATATTCGTCACCTACAAATATATTGAAAGTGTGAAACATCATATAACAATCCTTCTATTTTGTCAACCACCTGTGTAAATTTTTTGAAGGTGGTCCTCAAACGACTCGACTTTTTGTAATCTATCAGGCCAAAGAATGTATTCCTTCTCTGGGTTCTTCTTAAGGTTATTTAGCAAAGGTGTGATTGCATTGTACAACCTATCAAGTCTTTCTTGTGCTCCTGTTGCGGCTGATGAAACTTCAGATACCTGTGCCTTTGCTTCTTGAACAGCGTTAAGTTCATCTTCATCGACAGCAGTAAATCCAAAATCAAAGATGTCATCTGTCATCCTTTTCTCCTTCCAGTGTGTCTTTAAGTTGTTGTAAGAGAGATATAACTTCTTCTATTCTCTCTAAGTCCTTTTCATTGTCTGTATCAAACTCGATTTTAAATTCTAATTTCATACGAAAAAATCTTCCAAAGTGTTAACCTTCTCAAGGTTCCACCCAATTACATCAGTTATCATCTTCAAAGGTTCTTTGAATGTCTTATCAAATTGAGTGTCGTAATCTATATATTCATCCAATCCAAACTCTTTTGGAAGAAATTGTGGGAATGATATAACATTCTCCATAATAGGATTGGGAACTTTGAGATAGCAAAATTTAACTTTACTGCCGTTCTTAAGTTGCTCCATCGTCTTATCCAACCCAACCTTTTTCATATGATGGTTAAATAATAGAGCGCCTCGAACATGGATAGGAGTGCCTTTCTTGTAAATCATAGCACTGTCTTGCCATTTATTAACAGCAGATACGCCTCTAGGAAATGAAACATGTTCTGCAGGCAGAGTCTTAAACTCCTCATAGAAATCCTTTACGAACTTCTGTAGTTCAGCTTCCGTAGAAGTCAAAACAATTTTGTATGCTTGCTTAAATTTGTCTCTCACCACCATAGGTGTAGACGATTTAACTGCTTCAATTCCTTGAATTTTTAGTTTGGGTTCTGTGTATTGAACTCCTTCGTTATTGTGGACATTCATAATATATCGCTTCTTCGCTGTCCACACTGCCTTGTCCGCAATGGCTTCTCTTTCCATAACCATACGGTTATCGTAAGCGTTCATCTTATGATACATAGCATCATATGCCTTTTGAAGCATCGGTTGAAACTTCTTCTTACATGCTTCATCAATAAATTTGACAGGATCTTTCGGTTTAACTGCCCTTACAAGAGGACCCATGTCTACATAAGTAGAATCCGTGTCCATAGCAATAACATAATCAGTATCTGTCTTGAGAATAGAGTTCATAAACGAGTTCATATTCTCTTCTGCCCATCGAACAGCAAGTTGTCCGGACAATGTGATACCTTCAGCTACTCGCAAATCATAATACCGGAAATACTGATTACCTAACGCACCATAAAGCGAGTTAAGCAAAATCTTAACAGCCATCTGTGTATTGTCTAATCTATTTATCTCTCGCTTGAGTTCATATGAATTACTTTTCTCATATTCTTGCTTTGTATCCAGCATCTGACGCTTAACTGCCTTTCGCTCATCATACAAACCAATAATGATATCAGGCAAGTGTCCACGGTCATCTTTACGGAAACATACACCATTTGCCGCTACTGCATAAGGAACATCTACATTATGTTCTGGGAACTCATCGTTTGTTGCATACTTGAGATAATATTCAACGCCAGAAGGTAATACAGGACCATCTTCAACCAATGTTTCAGGTGACATATTGTACTGAACAATTAAGTTAGGATATAGCGAGTTTAAGTCAAATGATGTAACCCATTCAGTCATACCCACTCGAGGTTCTTTCACATACCCGCCTGGATAATCGCCACGCTCACTAGGTTTAGATGGTGGGACCGCAATCTTCTTTTCTGAAAGATAACGATAGATCAACGAATCCCAGATTGCTGTCGTACCAAACGCATCCATATAATTGACACCGCCTTTGTAGGCGACAATCATCGTTAGATCCATCAAGTCGAGATACTTATCCAGCGCATCAACCAGCAACACATCTCGAATGTTGTAGTCAATGAACTTCTGGTGGTCGTGTTTGTACAACGAGTGAAGTGTACCATACTCCTCATATGATAACTTCTTTTCACCTAGGACTGTGTTTGCAATATGGTCAAGTGTGTATGACTCTTGTGTGCCATAGGAATAACCGAACTTCTGGAAGATATCAAAATAATCCATCTGTTGCACACCATAGATTTCGTATGCATCTAGGTTCTTGCCTTTGATACCAATCTGACGATAGTTAACAACCTTCCACGGAGAGAAACGCTTGCTCTCTCGCTCACCCATTAACTTGTGTACACGATTGATGAGATAAGGAACATCGAACAGACGAATATTCCAACCAGTGATAACATCAGGCGTATTGTTCTCCCAGTAGATGAGGAACTTCGTTAACAACTCATGTTCATCTTCACACTTACGATATTGGATAAGGTGTTCTTTATATTCGTCTTTAAGCAAAGTACGACCCGCAGATGCATCATAGTCGCCTAGTCCCCAGACATGAAACACCTTTTGTTGACTACTCAGATATGCAATAGAGATAACCGGATGATTTGCTTCTCCGGGCTCTGGGAAACCATCATCTGATGCAACCTCAATATCAAAGTTGCCAATATTGATATGATTTTTGATGTGCTTGATTTGTCGAGGAAATGCTTCTTGGATGAATTGGGCAACAAAGTTTTGATTGCCATACACTTTCATGTTAGAAATGTCACCGTGCTCTTTAAGGAACTCGGAAGCATCTGACATAGATTCTAGCTGAAAAGGTTCAACCGGAGTACCATCAATGCCTTTCCAATCCGTTGTAGGTTTCTTGGAAGGAAGATAAAGTGTGGGTTTGAACTTTACTTTCTTACTAAACGGTTTACCTTCTGGGGTATAACCTCGAGCAAGAATTGAATTGCCATAACGATTTACACAAGTATAGAACATAGTCCCTCATTTTGTATCATAAACTAAACAACATTATTAAATGTATCACATATAACACATTCTGTCAACCATAAAAAATGGGCCCGAAGGCCCATTCTCATTTAGTCCTTCTTGGATACGAAGGTATATAACTCTTGTGCCTTTTCCATCAATGTTTCGATGGTGTAGGGTTTCAATGCATCTTGCATTTGTTCAACAGTTGCTTTATTTTGCTCGACTAATTGACGAGTAAAATCTACATTCATGTGCCATTGCTGGTCCATGTAATCTTTTGCCATCTGTAAAATTTCTTGACGAATTTCAAAAGGATTCTTATTAGACATTATACTTCCCCTTCATAGCTGAACCAATCTTTTCAACAGTAGTGTCTACTGTGTCAAGTTGAGTTTTATAGAAAGAGTTAGTATAAGCGTTAACCGCTTTAGAATAAGACTTCCAACCTTCTACTTTGAGGTCAACCATTGACTCCCAAAATGTTTTATTGTGGTCTACGAGTTGATTGTAATTGAAATACATATCTGTGTCTCCTGTGTGTGTTTTAAGTTTAAGCAGGCATGTTGCGTCTTGCAAGTGCCGCCATTACATTATCTGGCGATGTTTCACCATACGGATCATCACCAGCATTATCGCTTCGTCCAGGTTCTTCGAACCAAGATTCTACGACTCCGTTGTTAACGACCATAGCGTAACGCCATGAGCGATAACCAAATCCTAGGTTGCTTTTCTCAACAAGCATACCCATCTGACGAGTAAACTCTCCGTTTCCGTCAGCAATTACTTTGATATTATTTATACCTAATTGTTCTGCCCAAGCGTTCATTACAAACGAGTCATTTACTGAAATACAGTAAATTTCATCAACGCCTTGTTCTTGAAAAGCTGCAAAGTTTTCTTCAAACCCAGGCAACTGATATGTTGAGCATGTAGGTGTAAATGCACCAGGTAGCGAAAATACAACAACCTTTTTACCTTTAAATAAATCTTCTGTTGTTTGTGTTACCCAAATTCCGCCAATAGGACATCCACCTTCTTCAGGTGCGGTATCTCCCACACGAGTTTTAAAACTGACTTGTGGGATGCAGACGCCTTCTTTCATAATTATTTCCTCTGTGTGTTGTGTGAGGGGCAAGTTTCCCTGCCCCTCGATTTCATTTACTCTTCAGTTAAAAGTTCTTTAAACTCTAACTGTTCTTCTGCCGGACGGGAATCAATAAGAATTTGTCTCGGCTTCTTATGTTCCGGAATAACATTCTCAAGTTGAATACTAAGAATGCCATCAGCCATAGATGCACCATTCACCACAACAGTATCAGCGAGTTGGAATGTACGCTTAAATGAGCGCAACCCAATACCTCTATGGATAAACTCAGGTCTGATATCACCATCTACTTCAGGTGCGTTACCTTCAATTTTGAGTTCTCCGTCCTCAACATGAATAGTAATATCATCTTGTTTCCAACCTGCAACAGCAAGTTCGACAGTGTATTTTTCACCGTCTTTGATGATATTATATGGAGGATAGTTTTGTGGCTTGTGTTGGTGTGTATTGATCTGGTGCATACGATCTAGCATGCGGTCAAAACCAACGAAATCATTATGTAATGCTTGTGTTAAAGTCATTTTTAATCTCCTTTCTTAAGCAAGATTTATATGTTAAAAGTCGGACCCTTACGGCGTCCATTGCGTATCAAACTCTTTTTTGATACACAATTTATTTATATCAGATTGTTAGACTTTTGTCAACTTTTTATCGATAACCTTCAAACCCTTCACCTTCAACGAGGGCATTTTCCCAGTCATCTCTATCTTCTTCGGATTCGTAGACAGAGAAAGAACCCTGCTGGTCAAAAGGTTTATCGACAATATCTGATTCAATTTCATTCCAGGTTTGTTTTTTCTGCGCTTCTTCTCGAAAGATTTCTACTGCTTCTTCTACTGTTTCAGCTTCGATTTCAGTAGTGAAAGCATATTCTTGAGTCATGCAATACATTCCATGGATATAAAAGGTAGCCATAATAACTTCCTATTTCTTTCTACCAATACTATATTTGGCAACTAGATCCCACTCATCTTTATCTTTATAGGGTAGAATTTTTATTTGAGATAAAGATGCAACTGGATCTTGCACCTGTGCTTCATTGACAATTTTAATCAGTCCCCATTGTTGAAGAAGCGTAACGATAGTATTTCTACGACCTTTATCTTCATCATTAAAGTTGTGAACTTTGCCATCTAGCATAAACAGTTCTTTGAAGTGTACAATGTAGTATTTGCCTTGCTTATGCAGGATATGGCAAGACTGATATAATTTTCTATCTTTCTTTGAGGCGATGCCGATTCTGGTTAGTGTCTCTTTAATTTTTAAGAAACTTTCTTCATTTGGCAATTCGACCTCGACTAGCGTTTCTACGAGATTCATGCTTTACCACCTTTTTCTTTTTGTTCTCTCATTAGTTGTAATTGTTCACTAGACAATAAAGAGAGGTATTCTTTCCCTCTAATCTTGTTGCATTGATAAAATTCACATACAAAATCAAGATCTTCATCGCTAGTCGTCTTAACCCATTTCGAATATCGTTTCTTAGGTCTAATACTATTTATAAGAAACTCATATTGGGGGCGGTGGTCAACTTGCCAGTACTGGTTTACAAGATTAGCATGTAAAATAGTATCTGGGAAATATGAGAGAGCTATGTTAGTCAGCCAAGGATTATACTGAGACTCTGATAAAGAATCGTTCTCAGAATTCCTCATCATGTTCTTTTTAGAAAAATTGATAGAGTCTATGTACTCAAAAGGATTACTTTTTGCCATCTACAAGCTCTCCTCTTGCATACGGAGTTTCCTCAACTCGAGCAACACAAAGAGCACAGATCTTTTCCCTACTTCTACCTGCAGATCCGTCTTCTTCCATGTATCCGTATTCTAACTCGCCATAATCATCACCCAGTTTTCCGGCACATAAAAAGCAAACCTTTTGCTTAGATTTCATCCATGGTGCTAGTTTCATTGCCAGTCAGCCTCCGCCATAATAGTAGCAAGGGCTGCTACACGATTGATTTCTGGATTGGCAACAAATGCCTCTTTGTATTGATATTCTGCCAGAATAATAATCGCATCTGCAATGCTTTGGGTTGATTTTAGTTTGTTAGGAAGAACATCATACAGAATACGATACAATGCTGCTGAGTCAATATCATTGTTTTGACCAACCCATTTACGCATTTCTGTGAAGTTTTTGTTCTTCATTAGCCCTATAAGAGCATCAATGTTGTCTGCTGACTGGTTACTTAGGATACCAGCATCGATACGACCAGTAGCAGCATAACGCTGTAGTTCGTTAAGGCATCTACGCCAATCCGGGAAATGAGATTGTACCATAGAAGCAACAGCTTTGTTATCATAATCAACTCCTTCATCAGTCAAGATTTGTGTGACACGCTTATAGAATTGCTGTGCCATTTGTGCCTTTTCATTAGTAGGAATATTAAACTCTACAACAGAGCATCTACTATGCAAAGGTTCAATGATACGATTTTTAAAGTTACATGTCAAAATGAAGCCACAGTTTTTACTGTATTCTTCCATAAAGTTTCGGAGTGCTGGCTGTGTTGAGTTAGCATTTAGGTAATCAGCCTCATCAAGTATTACATACTTTCGTCCGCCAGCAAACGAAACAGATGAAGCAAAATTGGCAATTTCTACTCTAAGTGTATCAATGTTGCCATTCATTGAACCGTTGATGATGATATAATCAGCACCTATTTCTTCGAGCATCGCTTTCGCAATCGTAGTTTTACCAATTCCAGCTCTGCCTGAAAGTAATAGATTAGGAACATTATCTTGGTCCACAAACTGTTGAAAGGTCTCTTTAAGAGACTTCGGTAGGATTGTTTCATTTACTTTCCTCGGACGATATTTCTCTACCCACAAAAAGTCATCAGCCATCATTCTCTCCAAATCATAATATAAAAAGTGAAGGGTAGAGAAAATCCCTACCCTTCAAAGGTTTAAGCAGCGTCAGTTTCTGCTGCTTCTTCCTGGGCCTCTGCCGATGGAGCGCCTGGGATGCTAACATCTTGACCCTCCTTTTGAGCGGCTGTCAAGAAGTCAACCAGTTTTTGACGAAGGGTACCTACAGGAACCAATTCATCACCATTAATTGCACCACGCTTTGATACAACATCGATTACCTGAACCATAGCAGAAATATCTGCAAGACCCAGTGATTTGCCAGCAGCTTCTACTGCTGCGGTGTGTCCGTCTTTAGCCATATATGAACTCCTTATTGTGATTGGACTGCAATCCAGTATTGGACATTTTCTGATTTAAAGTGTGCCATACCTCTAGATGATAGCGCTACATCGTAGTCGGCTGGCATAAGTTTCAAGTTGTCAACCTTGATAATCATATTAAACGGTGCACCGTCATAATCATCTTTGATAACAACATCGAAACTATCCGCTGTGGGATTCTTGCTATCAACAGCAGACATCGTAACTGTGGTTTCTTGTGCTTTAAACCCGACTTCACCGAGTGACAAAACACCAGCAGCTTTGATAACGCTGTCGATTGTTTTCCAGTTGAGTTTAACACTCAATTCTGGGTTGGGAAGCTCAATATCCTTCTCGGGTGGAGAGATAATCATAGAAGGCGAAGCATAAGTATACTTCAACTGTGAGCGACCGCTACTAATTGTAAATTTGCTTTCACCAAATTGAACTTCTGGCTCATCAAACAACTGAAGCGTTGCTAGATAACGAGACAGATCATAGACAGCTGCCTCTGTAGGAACAGACTCTGCAATAGTGGCTGCTGCCATAACTGTCTTTTGTGGAGAGATTGTACGAACTGTTTGTCCAGGTTTGAACAATACAGATGGATTGATGGATGAGAAGTTTCTCAAAACATTCAAGGTATCATTACTAAATTTCATATCACGGGTTCCTTATTTTGATTTAGTTTGCTGCTTTTCTAAAGCTCTGCGTTGTTGTCGATTCATCTTTGGCATTGTAACAGCTTGACCTAGGTTTGTCAAGTCCCCTAGTGAAGGATTTGGCACATTAGATGCGTTTTTATAAAACTTTTGGTTTGATTCTTTGCCTGCCGTAGGGCTTGCATTAATTGCTCCAATTGCTGCCATGTTACCTTTGAAAGCATATGTACCAATGTGTTGCATTTGCATCCATGGACAATACCAAACCTTCATACCAATATCACGGACATAATGACTAAACATATAGTCTTCTGACAAATAACGCTTTGTTTTCGGATCAATGATGCAATCAAAGAATGCCGTGATTTCTTGTGACCCGTCAAAGTGTTCTGTTCGAGCATGGTCAGGTTTGTATTTCAATTCTGGGTATGCCTCAGCATACTTCTCAAACACTTTACGATGGATCATCATAAAACCTGTGCCGCCTTCTTTAATCTCTACGGGCTCATCAAGTTTAAATGACTTAATACCTTCAACAGGATTGAATACATAATCTCCTGCGAATTGCTCTAATTGAAACGGATTTTGATCTGCGTAACCTGCTTTGACAGCGGCTGCTACCTTTTCCCATGCAATCGTCTTTTTAGGATAAGGTCCACATACAACATCATAACCATTGTTCTCATCACACATATAAAGAAGTGTAAGAACATCTTTATAGTTGAATCCAATGTCGCTATCAATAAACATCATATGAGTGCACTCGCTTCGAAGGAACTCATCAACACAATAGTTCCTTGCTCGAGTGATTAGCGACTCATTGAACAGATAATAGATTCTTAGGGGAACATTTCCCTTTGTACAAGCGGTTGTAAGGTCTGCTACTGCTTTTGTATAAAACCCGCTACAATTGCCTCCGTACATAGGTGTTGCTAGAAAGATGCTTTTACCTTTCAAGTCATCATAACTAAATTCATTTATTGGCATTATTACCTCTCATTTTCTAAGTCATGGATATGAAGCTGGATTAATGCATAATGCAATACCTTCAACAGATCCTTTCTTGCATCAGCAGGTGTACCTTTTTTGCCATACCGCTGAGCGTATTTCAATACATTACCGATACAGAAACCTGTACCGTGACCACCATCAATGATGAACTCAGTTGCTTGAAATTTGTCTTTGGAGTAGTGTTGACTATAGGTCGCATCAACATATCGCTTAAACTCATCAATCAATGTTGCTTCATTGTATTTGTAGTCAATATTATTTATATCGCTTCTAGACAATTTCATCATTCTTCCTTAATAAAAACACCATCAACCATTTTACCCTTGCGGTCCTTAATGTCATTGTATGCTTGTTCAAGGCAATGTTCAATCGTTAGATTGTTTCGCTCTGCAATATTAATAAGAACAACCATCATATCACCAATGTCATCAGCGATATCTCGACCTTTACAAATATTGTCTGACAACTCACCCGCTTCTTGAATGAGTTTCATATACTGATCTTTATCAGTTGCACCGTCAATCAAATTACGGTCATAATGCCATTGGACAATACTGTTAATCAATTCTTGTGTTTTACTCAATCTCATCTCCTATTACCATTCCGGTGCTGAATATTCAGTATGCTTTTTATAATAAGCAAACCCATCTAACCCAAAAGCAGGACAAACCGAAATAAACTCCGGAAGTCCCATCGCATCTTTTTCACCGCCTTCGCCACAGATAAAGTAAACACCTTCAAGTTGTTCTGCTTTACTATGCGTCAAGATGGTTTTTAATTTCTGGAATAGTTCATATTCCTTTTCTGTGATTTCAACCATTCACTATCTTTCTGTTTGAGGAAGATCGTTTTCTGCACGAGCTATTGCTTGTAGACGCATAATATCTGCCGCAATATCATGGACACTATTATGTTCTTCAAATGCTGTCTCCCAATACTCCGTATCTGCAACAGGAACAAAACCATTCTTTGTGCTGAAGTTAAACTTAGCATCAATGAAGGTTCGTGTATCTCGCACACGCCAGAACATTAGATATTCGTTCAACGAATGATGTCTATTACAATCTGTCATAATGCGCCAAAGGATTAATGGGTCAAACACATTTGCACGACTCCACCAATATTCGATCTTTGGTTGATTTGCCAGATACCCAATAAATGTATCACAAAATTGTTCTTGTGTCAAGTCCGAAGGCAAAGGTTTAATATGTTTACGAACCTTAGGATCTTGTTGTTCCCAAAATTGGACTGTTTTCTTCTCAATAACAGCGCCATAATTTTTAACTTGTTCTGCAACATCAAGTTTAAGTCGCTTAGCAGATTGCGTTAACTCCTCAAAGGTATAAGGTTCTTCTACAAACCTATCCCATTGGAAAGCCATAATAGCGCAATCAACAGCAGGACAGCGTAAAGCATCTTGTCCCATTGTTTCAAAATCAAGAATAAAATCTGTTCTCATAAATCACCAAAAAGTTTTAAAGTTGTCTGGAGAAACATTCCAGCATAGTTGTCCTTCCCATCTTGGGTTAGGCACAAATTCTTCGTTCTCTAGCAACTTCAGATCTTGAAAGTGATATGTACCATCTACGATATTTGCAAAGAATACATAACTCTGATAATCTGGGTTAGCACATGCTTCGTTCACTTTGTGCTTTTTAATATCGAATCCGCCTGAACCCGAGAAACCTGCTTGAACATCAATAAGGACTTTGTTTTCATGTGAAACAAGATCTGCCGCACCTGTACGCTTAAACGATGCAGGATCTGATAAATCGTCACCACCGTTTCGCATAAGGTCTGTTAGACCTAATTCTGCAACCATAAGAGGTTGGAAAACAATTTCTGCAAGATAACCTTGCAACCATGTATAGTATACATCCTCAATCGCTCGACCATGGTTGTTGAGTTTAGTTAGGATGCCGTTTGCTTTAATTGTTTCTGTTGTTCTGTTGATAATAACATCAATATCCACATTTGATGGATACTTAAGAACAGAATTGATAGCACCAAAGATATTACTCAAACGCTCATTACGAAGTCGAATGACTTCCCAGTTAGGTCGTACAATATCAGATGCTTTAAGATACTGGATAAACTTTGCTTTGTTAGTCCAACCTAATGAATTTCTATATTCTTTGCTCATCGCCTCACCCGAAATAATATGGATTTTCTACTGTAGTAAATTCATTAACCACATTATCAATGTTAACATTGTTAATATCAAATGTCAAGATTTTATTTGCGGGAACAGAACGAGACCCATGAAATTTAGTAGATGATATATCGCCTAGTTCATCATAAAACAAAGGCGAGATTTCATTCCTTGCAAGATATAACTGCTTGTTATCATACAGTACACATGCAAATGTACCATCAAGATTATCAAAGTTACCTGTCGTAGCATACTGCTGAAGGATTAACTTTGTATCCCATTTCGTATCTGTGTCATATAACTTTTGTAGCTCTTTGACTACATTGTCCTTAATGATTCCGTTGTGCCACAAATACATTCCGTTATGCTCTGCAGGATGTACTGAAAGCATATCTTTTGCATCTGTTGTAGGGGCTTGTTGGTGTGCAACAATGTAGTCGCCTTCACGGATTGCATACAGATGCTTATCAATGTTGAGTTCAAACAACCCACGATAAGCATACATGATTTTGTAATCTTTATCAAACACAAAAAGAGAGTGCGAGTGCGTACCACGATAAGCATTTAAAGCGGCAAGTTCTCGCAATCTCTCTACATCAAATGATCCAATTATAGAACACATAATTAATGGCAATATCCGTAAATGATATCAGAATCGGGTTTATCAATTGTTTCACTAATCATATCGATTAGCAAATCTTTTTCATCGTTAGATGAAGTGTCACATTTAAGCGCATCTTTTATGATATTTAGTTGTTCGATGTTCATTTCAATTGTCACAGTTTTCATAGTATACCTTTCATCATTTATACTATAATATAACATCAATAATGTAGTTTGTCAACCACTGGCTAATACAATTTTACAAATATGTTCTAGTCGTTCAATATGCTCAAAGGCACGCCAAGGTGTTTCATCGATAGCAACAACACCGTGGCCTTTGATACCTACAATGTCATATGCAATAGTGCCTGTGTTCGCTCCCAGTCCTAAGTTAACATGGCATGCCTGTCCTAATTCATCTGAGGTAGGAGCGACATCTGGAGTGCTTGGAGCGACTTTAGTATACCTTCCCAATTCTGGAAAATCGTTAACGAGCTCTTCTAGTTTAAGCCCCTTATGCATTGCTGCTATGATATAAGTTGGATGTAAATGAACTACGACTCTTACATCCTGTCCAGCGGGTATGTTTTTTTGTAATCCGAAATGCAGAGGCAATTCTCCACTCGGCTTAAGGTTTGCACTTAAGTCAGTATAATCTAAAACTGTAGGAATTAGATCTGCTGAGCCTGTACCATCTTGAACCATAAATCCGATCTTCTTCCACATAGCAGGTTGCAATTCTGGCTTGCGA